GACGAAGATATGTTCAACATCCGTGAGAATCCAATCAGTTTGACAATGATGCTTGATATCCACTTCAAAGTTGGAACTCAAGTGAAATTCCCGAACGAAATCGTAACCTTTAAATTAGTATAATCATGGCTTGTTTACTATCAACTGGATTTACCCTTGACTGTCGTGATAGTATCGGGGGTGTGGATGAAGTTTACATCGGAGAATTAGAGTATTTGAATACTGCTACTTTCGCAAGTTCAGCGGGTGCGGTTACTGTAATGGCAATGACGGGTGGCAAGAAGTTCTACAAATATGAACTTCGCAGAAACACGGCAGAAGCTAAAGCGGACAACGCAGGCGAGGTTACTTCAGGAAGTGGTTACATCATGCAAAGTGTTGAATTTTCTTTAGACAAATTTGATGTAGCTAAACGTAACGAAATTAGAGTACTTGCTCAAAAACCTTTGATGTTTATCGTTAAAGATAAAAACGGTTTGTTTAGTTTATACGGTTCAGAGAATGGTTTAGACCTTTCTACTGGAACTGCAGGAACTGGAAAAGCAGCGAGTGACCTTAACGGATTTGTTTTGACATTTACAGGCGAAGAGAAGACTTACCCATTGGGTGTATCTCAAGCAATTGTAACTTCATTAATCTAAGAATTAATAATTAAATTAAAGGGAGGCTTTAGGGCTTCCCTTTTTTTTTGTACTTACTTTACTTTTTAATATAATGTAAGTAATGGTTAGACTTGTTTTAGGTTCGAATGTGGTTGTATTGACGTTATCTGAAAAGGTAACGATTAGCAATCCTAAGTTTTTATTTGAGTTTATTAATAATCAGACTCAACAAAAATACTATTGCATTGCAAGTGATACGAGCCTTTATACTGACCGATATAATAAGTTTACCATTGTGGTAAAGACAACAACTCCGAGTCCTTTAATTGGCGAAATTCAAATACCTTTGGGCGATGAATACACCTACAATGTTTACGAGCAAGTGAGTTCAACTAATTTAGTCCCTACGGGTTTGACGGTAGTCGAAAACGGACTAATGACCTATGACAAGACGTTAACTTCAAGAATTGAAAACGAATCTAACCTAACACGCAAAGCCTATGAGCCTAATTGATAATACAAAGAACTACTCATTTAGTAAGTTCCCCCTTTACGCAAATGAAACTCCTATCTTTAGGAAACAACCTAACATGGTTTATGTGCCTTATGGTAAAAATAATGATTACTCAGACTATCTTAGTTATCTTTACAATAACTCAGGAATACACGGTGCAATCATAAAAGGTAAGGCAACTTATATTTTTGGAAAAGGTTTTAAAATTAAAGCCGATTGGAATGGCGATAAAATAGGTTTACAAAAAACTTTAAACTCTATAAATAATTCTCAAACGGCTGATGAATTAGCGAGAAAGAAAATCTTTGAAAGAACTCTTTACGGCGGGTGTGCATACTTAATTGAGTGGGATGTTTTTGGGAATATGAAAAGCGTAAAGCTTCAGCCGTTTAACACGATTAGAACTTGCGTTGATAAGTCGGAGTTTTACATTTCAAAGGAATGGACAAGAGAACAAAGCACTAATTCTAAATGGAAAAAGTCAAACGGCAGACTTCCCGAAGATACAGTTACATTACCAGCGTTTAACCCTTTAAAAAGAGAAGGCAAACAAATCCTTTATTTAATAGACGATAATCCCGCAAGTGATATATACCCTTTACCTGAGTACAATAGTGGAGCTACACCTATCGAGACTGACATAGAGTGCAACTTCTTCCAACTTAACAATGTTAAGACGGGATTCAGTGCAGGAACTATGGTTACTTTCTTTAACGGAACGGCAATCAATGACGAAGAGCAACTCGAAATTGAACACGCTTTTAAAAGTAAAGCTTCAGGAACGGACAATGCAGGAGAAATTTTATTAAACTTTCAAAATCCAAACACAACCGCACCGACAATTAGTCCTTTGCGTTCTAACGATTTAGATAAGCAATACGAACAGTTAAGCAAAGATACAATCAATAAGATTCTTTATTCTCATAGAGTTTCTAATGGTTTACTTTTTGGCATAAAGACACCTGGCGAACTTGGTGGCGGAAGGTCTGAATTTGATTTGTCTTGGGAACATTTTTCTAATACTTATGTAAAACCAAAACAACAAGAGGAAGAAGAGGACATGAACTATATTCTTAGTCTTTATGGTTTTATTGGTAACCCCGTTGAATTAACCTCGCTCGATCCAATTGGAATAGAATTGACCTCAGAAGTAATTAGCAGAACTATTGATGCTGACTCTTTCGCTGATATGGTTTATATGAGATTAGGAATTGAAAAGCCGAACCTTGTTAAAAAGGATGACATCCTAACTATTATTAATTCTAATCCTATTATTGCTCCTAAGATTCTTGAAAGTTTAACAACTAACGAGATTAGACAATTAATAAGCTTACCTGCAATTTTGGGGGGCGATGATTTAAAAACGAGTGCATTCTCTACTGAAGAAGATTTTATCTTAGCTAAGTTTTTAGAGATTGGCGAACCTGCCGAGAATTACACTATAGTAAAATCTTGTTTTGTTTATTCGGACTCCGATAATTTTGCAAAGGAAGATGACGATAAATTAATCGAGGCAATAAAGAAAGGTAAAAAAATTAAGATTTCGGACTTGGCTAAGAAATTAGGACTAAGCGAAAGTGAAATTTATAAAAGTTTAGAACGCTTAAATAAGTCCAATACTTTACTTGTAGATTACACGGAATCTAATGGAGAAGTAAGCATCACACCGAAAACAATTCAAGAGCCAGAGACACAAGAAATAGGTTTAGAAACAAAATGGAGATATACAACTAATTTAAGTCCTAAACTTTTAGATACTTCAAGAGACTTTTGTATTAAACTTATAAATGCAAATCAATTATATTCAAGAGCGCAAATAGACAATATGCAAAATGAAGCAAATACAAGAGGTTATAATGAAGATGTATTTAAATATAAGGGAGGATGGCAGACAATTAAAGGGACAGTCACTCATATTCCAAGTTGTCGACATTTTTGGGAAAGTGTGTTAGTTAAAAAGAATAAATAAAAATGAGTTTAAAACCACTTTTCGTAAGCACCGCAACCATAAAGAAATATGGTGTAATTGAGAACAATGTCGATGACAAGTTAATCGCTCAGACAATTATAATGGTGCAAGATTTACAACTTCAACAAATTTTAGGTTCAGACCTTTATAATGAAATTGCAAACCAAATCAACGCTTCTACTTTAACGGGCTTGAATCAAACTTTATTAGATGAGTACATTAGAGACTTTATTATCAACGCAACCATTGCTGATGGTGCAATTATATTTAATTATCGTTTTTCAAATAAAGGCGTAGTTACACAAAACTCGGACAATCAACAACCAGTTTCTCAAAGAGAACTTGAATTGATAGAACAAAAATGGGGGCGCATGGCTGAGTTTTACGGTAAAAGACTTTCGGGTTATTTAGCTGAAAACTCAAACATTTATCCTTTGTGGATGTCGGGAAATAATAAATTACAAGACATTCAATCAAGAGAATTAGGATATGGCACAGGCATTTATTTAGGACGGTCAAGAAGAACAACAACAAACAATGAGCGAAAATATTACCCATACTGCAAAGACTGCTAATAAGAAAATCACAAAAAAGAACTTGCAAAAGTTGATGATTTACATTGAAAAGAAAAAATGATAACTAAGAATACGTTATATCAGTACTTCAAGGATTTTGCCGACAATCATCTGCAAATAAAAGACTATGGATATGGAGACCTTTGGGAGATTAGTTCGTCTCAAGCCACGCAATACCCTTTATTTTGGGTATCTCCTCAACCATGTAGCATTAGTGGTAATGATATTATTTATAACTTTAACATTTTAATCGGCGATAGGCTTGAGGATGGCGATGACAATAAAGTAGAAGTTGAGTCGGACACTTTCCAAATTGGATTAGATTTATTTGCAACCCTTAATCTTCATACCGAATTAGACCTTGATAAGAGTAGCACATTTACCCCATTTATACACGACTTTAAAGATAGGATTGCTGGGCATTTAATTACCTTGAGCGTATCAGCTCCATTTAATTACGATGAATGTGCGATTCCCCAAATATAAAAAAAATAAAAAAATAAATATGACAAGTTTAGAAAGAATTTCAGGAGCGGTAGGGAGTCAATTAGTAACTGGCACTTCCACAGTCACAAGAGTATTTAGTGCTTTAAGCATCAACGCTGATGCGGTAATAGCCGAGATTTACTATGACAACGATTTAAGCACAAACCAAGTAACCGCATTGGGAATTAATGCACAAACATTGACGGCAGGATCGATTATGTTTTGCAAAAATGATGTCCAATTCGGCAGAATCAAATTAACTTCAGGTTCGGTTTTTATTCACTAATATGTTCGGAATAGGACTATATATTAAGCCTATTTATAAAGGCATCAATGTCATTGTTCAACCTTTTATCAAAAGGGTTGTTGCAGACGGTGGCTATTATGAGGCAATAGAATGTCTTAAAACTAAATTAAACGCATTACGAGTATGAGTACTTTATTAGAACAAGCATCCTTAGTTCTTATCCCAAGTGGATATAAAGAAGATATTGTATATAGTGTTATTCCAAGCAATGGAAGTGGCGATATGTCATTTACAAGGGCGAGTGATGGAACGAGAATAAATAGTGCGGGTTTGGTTGAGAATACGCCTTGGAATTTGTTTCAACAAAGTGAAACATTTGAGAATGCAAGTTGGACAAAAAATAATATTTCTGTTGCAACAGGTATTGGAACTACTCCAGAAGGATTGCCTTATAGAATATTAACTAATACTGTTAATGGATTTAATTCATTGGCACAAACACCTCCTTTAGTTATTGGTAATTTTTATAGTGTTACTATTGTATTAAAAAAAGGGACTGCAATATCAGTAGGGTTTAGGGTAGGAGCGGGTACTTGGGGTGACGCTAAATATAATTTTGATACTGATACTTTTGTTGGTTCTGCAGTTGCTTTAGCTTCAAGAAGATTTTTAGGCGATGGATGGATTGAAATTAAATATCAAAATTTTGAAGCATTGCAAACCAATTTTAGAGTTTTTGTAAGCAGTTCCACTACTGGTAATTCCTTAGATGGATTAATTGGTCAAACCTTATTAATATCAAGAATGCAAGTTAACATCGGCTCAACTGCCAAGCCTTATTTCCCTACAACTGACCGATTAAATGTACCAAGACTAACGTATCAAAATGGTGGTGGTGGATGTCCGAGTTTACTTTTAGAGCCACAAAGAACGAATGTGTTGACTTATAGTGAAGATTTCACAATATGGACAAAAGGTCAATTTTTAGCAAGCTTACCCACAGTTACCGCTGATTATGGAATTTCTCCAAGTGGAGTACAAAATGCGGATAGGGTTCAAATGACAAGACCAAGTGGTGCAAGTTATGTTGAAATAACAAAACAATCATTTATTACAATTGGAACAGTTATTACTTTTAGTGTCTTTATTAAAAGTTTAATTGGAGCTACTAAAATGACAATTGGGGGTACGGGTTCATCTAATACAATAAATTTAACAAATGATTGGGTAAGGTATACATACACAATGACAACTACTAATAACCCTACAACTTTTACAATAGCAATTAATGGTTCAGCGGCTGATTCTTTAACTGCTGATTTTTTAGTTTGGGGCGCACAAGTTGAAGCAGGAGCTTATCAATCATCTTACATCCCTACTGTAGCTGCAAGTGCAACAAGGATAGCTGATGTATGTAGTAAAACGGGGATAAGTAGTTTGATAGGGCAAACGGAAGGAACTTTATTTTATGATATAGATTTAAAAAGCAGAGTAAGTTATAATTATATAGCTATTAATGATGGAACTGCGACTAACTATATAGGTATTTATATAACACCTACTAATTTGCAATTAGAAACCTATGTCGCAAGTACACTACAAACAGCAATTGTTTTTACAAATTCAAGTATAGGTAGATTTAAAATTGCTGCAGGTTATAAAAATAATGATTTTGTTTTATATGTAAATGGTACTTTAATTGGAACAGATACAAGCGGAAGTGTACCAACTTGTAATAAATTAGATTTAACAGCATTTAATCAAGCTAATTCTATTGGTTTTAATTCAGTACAACTTTATAAAACTAAATTAACAAATTCACAACTTGTAACTTTAACTACTATCTAATGAATACTTTTTTAAAATACGAGTTTACGCCAGCACAATGGGCAAACCTTAGAAAACTAATAGAACAAACAAGCACTACACCAAAGGGTGAAATAACATCTTACAAAGATTGTGCAGTTGTTGAAATTGGTTTTATTTGTTTAGAGTCAGACCAAGAAGGAAAGTGTATTAACCTTTCAAATAAATGGGCAGTTGATATATTATTCTATTCAGAGCCACCAATAGAGTTTAAACCTTTTGAGGTCTACCCGAATCCGTGTGGAGTGCATACCTTTTCAGGTGACGAAAGTTTATACTTAAAGTCTTTTTGCATGAAATTTCCTGAATCTGAATACTGTATAATACCTGAAGTGAGATGAAACACATGAACGATAATATAGCAGATTTATTATTGACAACAAGTGTACTCGGCACTATTGCCCACTATTCTTCTATGATGCAACCCATCGTCAGCCTACTCGCTGGACTAATAGCAATTATTTCAGGTGTCTTCGCAATACGATATTACTATTTAAAATCAAAAAACAATGGCTAAAGCAAAAGTAGAATTAAAATCATTTAGGAAAAAAACTAAAAAGAATGGCAAAGGTATCCATTCTAAAAACAATAAACCATTAAAAAAGTACAGGGGGCAAGGCAAATGTCGATGAGAAAAACAAACACGCCAAAATGGTTAAGTATAACCAGGAAGATAATGATTTACATAGGGGGTGCAACTTTCCTGCCTATGCTATTTGGAAAAATAGGAATTAAAGATGTGGAGTTCGCTTTACAATGTTGGCTCGGAGCTTTAGGCTTATTGCAACTTTACATCGACTCTAAGTATAAAAAAGAACAAGATATTTATAAGCCATGAAGCACATAGAAATAGCAATCTCACAACTTGGAGTTGAAGAAGTTCCAAGAGGAAGCAATTGGGGAGCTGATGTAAAGAAATACTTAAATAGTGTAGGGATCAATTTTCCTGCATCTTGGTGCATGGCTTTTGTATATTGGTGTTGCAAAGAAGCAGGGGTTAATATATTTAAAACGGGCGGAGTTTTGGCTCAATGGAATAAAACACCGAAAGAAAAGAAGTCATTGACTCCTGTAGTAGGTTCTATTTTTATAATGGACTTTGGCAAAGGTTTGGGACATACTGGCTTTGTGGAAAGAATAGACGGGTTGAGCATTCACACAATAGAGGGGAACACAAACGATACAGGAAGCCGAGAAGGATATGAAGTTTGCAGAAGAATAAGAAAAATAAATACAATGAAAGGATTTATTATTGTATCTTTGTAGAATAAGTTGTTGTTTTTTCATAAGTAAAAGAGCCTCTCAGAAATGGGGGGTTTTTTTATGTCACAATATTTTTAAAAGCCATCCCATAAAACTATATGCAAATGTTTGCTATTCCATACATTAACGCCTTTTTATATCTTAATGCACATAATATCGTACATTGCAATATGAAATAATATTTTGTTTTGTCAATTTAAAGGTGTAATATTGTAAAATGATATTACCACACTATGTAGATATAACGCCTAATGGCAAAATTATCAAAACGAAAAGCGGAACATTTGAAGACCGAAATTGTCAATTAGTTATTTCAGGGACTGAGCAAGGTATGTTAATAGACTACTATTGCGAAGATGACACATATTTAACTGATTCGCAAGTTAGTTTTATTATTGAAAATGCAGACAAATTATGATAGACAAATTAATAACAGTACGCAACTACGCCCTAAAGAATGGGAAGACTACCCAATGGGCTTATGACCAAGTCAGAAAAAAGACGGTTAAATCGGTGGAAATTGACGGAGTAAAATTCATTGTGGAATGACCGAGAAAGATTACATCCAGTTTATTGAGTCCGAACTTAAAAAAAAGTATTCAATGATTAAAACGGTTGAATACGAGTGGCGTTATACTATCCACTTTGGGCAAACTGAATTTGTATCCTTTGCGAATCTACAAAAGTCAACTATTAAACCTTTAATCTCTGAGGGTATTCTACCTTTGACAATTAAAAACTTATTAAAATGATTTCAATTTTCAAATCAAGTTATTTGCTTTTATTAAGTGAGAATCCTTGCGATTTGTTTACTTATTTTAAAGTTGATGAAATGCACGGATTAAGCCTTGCAGAATGTGAAGCCTACAAGAATACCAAGTCAGATTCTTACTTTGCTGGGATGTCAAATATCATCCCAAACACTGACAAACGATTTGTTTATATAAATTTATCCAGGTGTAATAATGACATTGAAACAATGGGATTGGTTTTTCACGAGATGATGCACCATTCATTGTGGCTTTATGATTATGATGTAAACAAAGAAGAGGAAATAATAACTTGGGCAGAATACGAAAGTTATAAAGTAATGAAAACAATTAAAAACTTACTAAAATGAGCAATAAACAAACCGCAGTCGAATGGTTATTCAATAACTATGTAGACAAAGGTGTAATTACCATTGAAGCCATTGACAAAGCCTTAGAAATTGAGAAAGAGCAAATAATAGAAACTTGGCATAACGGGTATAATAATCAATCCCCAATGATTGATGAAGATAATTGTGGTCAACAATATTACACCGAAACTTATGAGCACAAATAAGTGCAACATATAGCACAATAAGATACAATAAGCAATAAAAGATACAAAAAGTTGCACAATAGTGCAATATATAACACATTAACTCGGAAATTTTCCGAATACAAACTAATAAGTTGACAAAAAACAAACCAATAAAATGAAATATAAATTAATTTTAATAATCTGCTTACTGGCATCTTGCCAATCTTACAGGGCAGAACGCAAAATAAACAAGTTGAAACAATGGGGCTACTTGTCAGACTCAACCATTACCCGTTATGACACGGTTAGGGGCTTCACACACGATACATTTGTGAAGTTTGATACAATCAATAGGGTTGATACGATAACTACTCTTAAAAACGGAATTAAGGTTGTCACTTATATAAAGTGGAAAGAAAGAGAAGTGACTCAAATCGTAAGCCAAAAGGATACCATCTTTGAACATAAGTTTAAAACCAAAGTAATTACTAAACCGATTAAGTGGTGGAATCGATTTAAGATTGGTTTAATCTTTGGAATCATTTTGACAATTGCAATGTTTTACTCTGCTTATAAATTCAACAAAATATGAACTTGGAAGAACAACAACAACATTTTAAGGAGCTGACTAAACTAATGGAGCATGTATTATTTTCTAAAGGCGATGACTACGCAAATGCAGACCGCCTCAGCAACTTTAAACTAAGCGGAGCTATCTCAGGGACTAACGCAAAACAAATAGCCTTAGACTTAATCGCAGTAAAAGTTTCGAGATTAGGAAACTTATTCCATTCTGACAAGGTAAACAACGAAAGTATATCGGATAGCATTTTGGATCTTGCCAACTATTCAATCTTACTTCACATGATAGTTAACGAGGGGACTTATAAGCAAATAGACAAACATACTTGCTTTGAAGCTTCACATTTTGATTGCAGATGCCAGGAGAAGTGCGAAAGGAATCCATCCAACTTATGATTTATCTACTTTTATATCTTATTGGTGCAATTTTGTGTGTGGGTTTCATAGGTCAAGACGATTCACTATAAAAAATAATCGTTTGATTTTTAAACACTTAGACTTAATTACTAAAAATAATTACTTTATAGTTTTAAATTGTCAATTATTGGTATATCTTTGCTCCCATGAAAGACAATTTAATTTTACAAATCAAAAATGACATAGCAATTTTAGACATTGCTTTAAAGTCTAAAAACATTAGCGTAAATGATTACTGCACTACTTACACTCAATTGGCTAAAAAACTTAAATCTTTATAATCATGAAACAAGAATTTAAAATCTACAACGAATTAACTTCAAGCAACAAAGTAACTATTCTTTCTAAAGATGGCGAAGCATTTAACAAGGAAGCAAAAATCCAAATGTATTTAAGTTTGGGATATAAAGTTTATGATATGAATGACAAAGAAATCAAAAATTAATATTATGAAAGACAAATTACAAACAATCGCACTCGGTATCTTTACCATTGGACTACTTTTCGTTTATGTGTTTAACCTTTTAATTAGAATCGTATAATGTACACACCAAAAAACAATTGGCATTTTAACAATTTAGTTAATACTTGCTTTACTGAAGAACAGTTTAAAGAACTTGAGGAAGAATACGAGTTCTCGGGCGAAAACATCTTTATTAATTATCTTTATTGTAACGCTTTCGGACATTTTAACTATGACTTTCAATTTAAGGGCGTTAAGTTTTCGGGCGTTAGAAAGTTACATCAAGAAGACCAGGCAAATTGGTCTGACGAAAACAGAGAATGGATTGAGTACCAAATGTGCCTTGAATTACTTTCCTGCGATTTAATGAACGAACTTTACGAAAATCACGAACAATACAAATAATATGAAATTTACAGTAATAAAAACAATCAAAGAAGAAATCGACTTGCCTAACTACTGGCAGTCAGGTTCTTCTTATCATGCTTTATTGTATGATGAGTATGCTTTAGAAATAAACATTGACAATCCAACTATTAAAAGGGTTTACATTTCAACGGCTACCGTATGCGGTGTGACTGAAATAAGTAAAGAAACTTTTAACTTAAAACTTAACGAAATCAAATTAATTTTAAACCTATAAGTTTATGAGTAACCTACCAACTATTCAAGACCTACACGAAAGTAACTCAATAGCAAGTTACAAGAATGACCAACTTAATCTCTTGTTAAATCAAGAGCCAAAGAAAGAATGGGTTAAAGACCACCCTTATGTCAAAGGACACAAGTATATCCCTATCGACAAGGTAGAGTTTATGCTCAGAAAGATATTTAAGAAGTATCAAATTGAGATTACCGGTCAAGGAACTTCATTTAATGGAGTTTGGGTTTCAGTTCGTGTTCATTACTACCATCCAATAGAAGAAACAATGATGTATCACGATGGAATTGGTGCTATTCAATTACAAGTAGCTAAAGGGACAAGTCCTGCTGACTTAAGTAATATTAATAACGGAGCCTTGAGTATGGCTTATCCGATTGCAAAGACTTTAGCCATTAAGGATGCCTGTGATATGTTTGGCAAATTGTTTGGGGCTGACTTAAATAGACGGGATACGATGCCGTTTACTTCTGATCCCGATCCTTTAGAATTAGAAGCTCGTTTAATAGATTTATTTAACCTTAAACAAGAAAACTTATCTATAAATATAACTACAATGGTTGAGCGCATTATTCAAAATAAAGAATACAAATCCTATTCAAAGGCAATTAAAACATTAGAATCATTATGAGCATCCAACTAAATAAAAACCGAATCGGCAACATTAGCTCTTCAAACATCCATAAGATTATGGGTTCTAAGAAGCCGAAAGAAACCTATCTAACCGAGTTATCTTACGAAAGACGGTTAGGCAGAAGCTTGAGCAACGAGACAACTTCTAAGCCAACATCTTGGGGGCATCTCCTGGAAGGAATTGTTTTTAATCAATTAGGACTTGAGTATTCTCTTGTATCTGACGAAACGATTAAACACACTGAATTTGATTATTGGTGCGGAAGTCCTGACGGTTATACGATTGATTCAGTTATTGACATTAAGTGTCCGTTTACCCTTAAATCGTTCGTAGAACTTGTAGACATTCAAGACATAGAAATTTTTAAATACGAAAGACCTGAGTACTACTGGCAATTAGTTTCAAATTCTATTTTATTAGACAAACAATTTGCCGAATTAATAGTATATTGCCCTTATGAAGATGACTTGGGGGTAATCAAACATCACGCTCAGAATGTGGATGCTCAAGACCTTTATAAATACTATTGGTTAGGCTCAGCAATGAATGAAGAAATCCCATATATTCTCCAAAACGAAGAGTTTAAGGATTTAAATATCTTTAAATTTGAAGTACCCCAAGAAGACAAAGACCTATTAACCGAAACAATTAAATCAATTAAATTATAATGGACAAAAATTTAACACAAGCCTATAAACACATAGGAGAAGCATTTGAAAAACATATAAAAAACACTGAAATAGGTGCAATTTATATGGCAGTTGCCCCCGACGGAACTATGTCGGTTGCGTATAGTGGAACTCCTGAGCAACAATATACTGCTATTGCTCACTTTCTATTTGAACACCCCGATACAATAGAATTATTCCAAGCAGCAGTCGATTGTGCTACCGAATTTCATAAACAACCAAAATCAAAATCAAATCAATTTTTAAATTAATATCATGGCAGAAATCCTAAGCGGTTCAATCAATCTGAACCTAATCAAAAAAGAAAACATCAAAGAAGTAACTTTGAAAGACGGCTCAACGGCTAAGTTTTTAAACATCAACATCACAATCAACAACGAGGTTGACCAGTACGGCAATGTCGCAGGACTAACAATTTCCCAAAGTCAAGAGGAAAGACAAGCCAAGACTAAGAAAGTTTATCTTGGCAACCTAAAACGAGTGTGGAGCGATGCACCTGCTCCGACTTTAGAAGCCTCAACTCAAGACGATGACCAATCTTTACCCTTTTAAAAAATAATAATATGCTAGATTCCAAACAACAAATTAACGAAATCCCAATGTTCAAGTATGAACTTACTCTTATTCTTGACACCAATGCCTTTGAAGAAGAAACTTTTTTAGTAGATATCTTTGAAAAAAAGGAAAGTATTTATGCTTACTTATTGGCTGAAATGTCAACTGATTTATACCCTCATGTAGTAACTATTGAGCAAGAAATTTATGTAACTGAATACCCAATGCAAATAATATATTTCATTGAAATGATAACTAATGCTTTAGACGGTTTAGGCGAGTTATTGCCTAATACTTTAAAGATTAATATCCAGCAATATGAAACATTTGAAGAGGCTTATGAAGTAGCCAATAATATTAAACAAGTTTTTGCATTAGAAAACAATTAAACAATTATGAACTTACAACAACTAAACAATCCAAACAAACTATCCTCAGGCGTAATGCTTGAGGGTGTTTGTCTGCAACATCTAAACAACATTAGAGCTGAGATTCTAACATCAAAGAGTTTCGCAAAGTGGAGACAAACAATCAAAAAAGAACTTAAAAAAATTCAAAATGATACACACAGTTAAAAAAATCGGCATGTTTTTTAATACGATCAAAGAATCGGGAAAAGAACTGAAAGCTTCAAAAGAAAAAACATTAAAACAAGACCAAATAATTTTAAACGCTTTTAAGCCTAACGGGATGAACAGTGCTTGGCTAATGTATAATGCAAATGTATTGCCACACGGAACGCCTATAACATCTTATCGCAGAAGTTTTAATACTTTACACGAACAAGGTAAGATTGAAAGAGTGGGCGCACGAATTGGCAACCTGGATAAAAAAGAATTTACTTATAAATTAAATTTGGAAAGTTAAATTAAAACCTTATCTTTGCCCAACATTGTACGAGAATGTCAAAATTTACTAAAATCATATTAACTCCCTGCACTTATGCGATTGCTCGTACCAATCAATTATGTGTGGGGTTTTATATTTTATAACAATGGCAGAAAATAAAAAGTCATTCATATTATACTCAGATTTATTGCATACAATAGATTTGATGCCTGACGAAAACGCTGGTAAATTGTTTAAGCACATTCTTAAATATGTAAACGATTTAAACCCTGAAGCCGATGACTTAATAACTAAACTTTCTTTTGAACCAATAAAACAACAACTTAAAAGGGACTTGTGTAAATGGGAAGATAAAAGCATAAATCGTTCTGAATCAGGTAGATTAGGCGGTTTAAAAAGTGGCGAAGCAAGACGAAGCAAAACGAAGCAAAACGAAGCAAATGCTTTAAATTCGAAGCAAAACGAACATGTAAGTGTTAATGTAAATGATAATGTAATATTAGAACCAAAGGTTCTTACTGATTTTGATAAGGCGTTTGATGAGTTTAAAAAAATGAGAGTTAAAAAAAGAAGTCCAATGACTCAAAGAGCAGAAGAACTTGTCAAAGAAAAATTAACTTTTATGTGTGGAAGTAATGAACTTTTAAAAATCAAAATCTTAAATCAATCAATTATGAACGGATGGTTAGGGGTATTTGATATTAAAATAGAAAACAAACAAAATAAAATTGATACTCCCGACATTACTAAAATTGAAAAATACTAATGAAAAAAACATACTTAAATATTAACTACCTTGCGAATGAGTTTAAAAATATTGGGGTAAAAATTAAGCCACAATATAAACCCGACACTATAACCGAAGCACTGGTTAAGTTTTTTTGCACTGATAGGGAGACTTACTTTCCAAGTTTAAAAGTAGAAGCGTGTAAAGGACTTATGCTTATGGGATTTGTAGGAGTAGGTAAAACTTTAAACTTTGTTATTTACCGTTCAATACAAGCAAAGGTAGACGGCATCGGAATGAGAATAATAAGCTCTAAAGAAATTGAAACTCAGTTTAAGCAAGAGGGCGAAATATTTATTCAATCTTTAATCGATGCTGATGAACTTATGATTGATGACTTAGGTTCTGAGTCCAAATCAATAAAGGATTATGGAAACGATAGGAACTTAGTAAGCGACATCTTAATCCAAAGATATGTAAGGTTTCAAAGGAAACAATGTATTACACACGCTACTACTAATCTAAATGTTGAACTATTGACAAACCATTACGATGCCAGGTTAATTGACCGCATGAAAGAAATGTTTGTTCTTAAGAAGATAAACACCGAAACCCAAAGTAAAAGAATATGACAAGTCAAGAAATATACATTGAGGTTTGCAGATTATACTTTCGTGAAAACTACTCAAGACAAGAGATTATTGAAATACTAAGTTTTAATTTACTTGACTATGTCCACGAAACGCCAAATTGCATTTATAAAATGTCCAACGAAATGACGGTAGTCGATACGATAATTATGAACGAAACTGAAAGCCACGCTCAAAGCAAATATTTTTAAAATGGAATTAGAAATTATAATTATATTGCAAGATATATTTTTACCTATGGACATACAGGTCTCAGGTAACTTAGTTTTGATTAGAGACGAAAGAGAGGTTTTACATACTTTAGACATGAACACATTGAAATATTACCACGAAATAAACGAATTGAAAAACCATTTAAAAGAAATACAATGACAACAACCGAACAACAAATCGAACAAATAAAGTACAAAAATCTTTATCAAAACATTACCAAAGAAAATAAACTTTTATCCGCCAGGTGTGTAAAGTTAACCAATGAAATTAAAATACTTCAGAGCAAATTAAACAAAGGGGTTAAGACTGACTTATCAGCCCCAATCCAAAGAATTAAAGATGTAATAAACGATTACTTTAATGTTGATATTGATGTAAAGGTTAGACAAGGTAATTATGTGAGAGGTAGGGTAGTTTATTATTTCATCCTAAGGAGTTCAACTCCGATGTCTTATAGAGATATAGGGGATACTTTAAGCACACGCCACGATCACGCAAGTATTATCCACGCCATTGCCAACCATCACGATTGGTTTGAGTTTGATAGGAGCTATAAAAAGGACTTCAATGCTATAATGGAAATTTTAAACTCTCAAGATGAAAATACCACAAATAACGATTAAGTATTCTAAAGCTTTAGAGAGTAGCACTCAGGTAATTTTAGAAAAGGATTATTACAAAGCAAAAGCAAGACTTGAGAAATTAGGATATAAAGTAGAAAAATTATGAATGTACTAAGTTTATTTGACGGAATGAGTTGTGGTCAACAGGCTTTAGAAAGAGCAGGTTTACCAGTTAAGAATTATTTTGCATCTGAGATTGATAAATACGCAATCAAAGTTACAATGGCGAATTACCCAAATACAGTTCAATTAGGTTCAGTAATCGATGTTGATGGATATAAACTGCCTAAAATTGATTTGCTGATAGGTGGAAGCCCTTGTCAAAGTTTTTCTTTTGCAGGTAAACGCAAAGGGATGTCTACTAAAGATGAGCAAGAGATTCTAACTTTAGAACATTATCTGCAATTAAAGTCTGAGGGCTTTGAGTTTGAGGGGCAATCTTATTTATTTTGGGAATACATGAGGATATTAAATGAGGTAAAACCTAAATACTTTCTGCTTGAGAATGTAATGATGGGAGAAAAATGGGAGAAGATATTAAGTAGGGCAGTCGGGGTCAATCCAATTATGATTAATTCAAGCTTAGTTTCTGCTCAGAATAGGCAGAGATTATATTGGACTAATATAGGGATGCAACCTGGAGGTTTGTTTGGGGATTTGGAATCAATAATTGGACAACCAAAAGACAAAAATATTTTACTTAAAGACATTTTAGAAACTGATGTTGATGAAAAGTTTTATATTAGCAATAAAAGAATAGAATATTTTAATAGGAAAATAGATAAAGGTTTTTTAAAAAAAATAGATTCAGATATAAATGGGAAATCAGAATGTTTATTAGCTTCAATGTATAAACAAATGCAGGGATTTTGCATAAATGACAATCCTGTTGTCCATAACTTAATGCCAAGATCATCGACAAGTGGCAAAGGGGGTACTGGCCCATTATCAAGAACTGATGGGAAAACCTATTGTTTAGATACAGGTAACACAAACGCAATAGAAATAGTGCTTACAAGCAAAGATAAAAAATTGCAAAAAATAGTTGATAATAATATATTTACTTATGGAGAAGTTGCTCATCTTGATACATATAATCAAAAAATAGATAGAGACAAAAGTCCAGCATTAACATTACCACATAACACTAAATTTTTATATAGCAATTCACGCATCCGCAGACTAACTCCAATTGAATGCGAAAGACTCCAAACAGTTAAAGACAACTATACTAACCATGTATCTGACTCACAACGCTATAAGATGCTTGGGAACGGTTGGACGGTAGATGTTATCGCACACATTTTTAAATACATTAAATTATGAAAACCTGCAAAATATGTTTAAATCAGTTTGAGCCGATTAAACCTTTACAAGTCAGTTGCTCTTATAAATGTGCACTTGATTACGCCAGGGGAAAGATTGCTAAGGTTGTCAAGGCTGAAAACAAAGTTAAAAAGGAA